GAACAAGAGTGAACCGGTTCACTCGACCACGAGAGGACGGTGCGGGGTGGAGCAGTGGTAGCTCGGCGGTCTCATACACCGCAGGCCGAAGGTTCGATTCCTTCCCCCGCTATAGGAGACCCTTGATGCGCCCATCACAAGCCCTTCAGCGATGCGACTGGTGCAAGGAATGGGGGCGTCCACAGGAGACCCCGTTCTGCGCCAAGTGCGGCGAAGTGTATGTGCCGGTCCCCAACGCCGGTCCCCCTCGCTATACCACCCCGGAGTCGTGTGTCAAAACCGTGGACCCCTGACGACGAACAGACGCTCCGCGAGCTGACGGACGCGGGGCTGAAGATCGCGCAGATTGCGGCGCGGATGCAGCGCACCGTGGCGTCCATTCACAACAAGCAACACGCGCTGGACATCGGCACGAAGCGCAACACCCGAAAAGACCTGCCTGCGCTGGATCGGGCCATTTTCGAGGGGTCCGGTCCCATTACAAAGGACCAGATTCCGGAGTGGCTGGAGCAGCTCCGCCCCGTGGCGTTACCGGCGCCAGAAAAACCCAAGCGGACCGTCGCGCCGGGAAACTACACGCTGGTTGCTGGAGACTTCCATTTTCCGGCCCAAAGTCACGCCAGCCTTGCGATTCTCTTAGAAGTCATCAGCCAGTTGCGCCCCAAGCGCCTGATCTTGAACGGCGACACGGTAGACCTGTTGGCGGTGAGCAAATACCCCAAGGACCAGCGCCATGTCTGGGACCTGCGCCACGAAGTCACCGAGTTCCACAAGTTTCTCCACATGGCGCATAGCTTGGGCCGCGCATGGGGCATGGAGTTCGTGGAGACGGAGGCCAACCACAGCGGCAACGGGACTGCCAGCCGGTGGCACCGCTACCTGAGCGACCGCGTGCCGGTGCTCTACGGGCACCCGAAGGCCGAGCAGTTGCTGGAATACCAGACATGGTTCTACCCAGACTGGTGCCCGATCCGGCTCCAAGACCACGCCATGATCGCGGACGAGCTGCTGGTCCTGCACGGCGACATGGTCCGCAAACACGCCGCCTATAGCGCCCGAGGCCACGCCGAGAAGTGGCACAGCAGCGTCATGCATAGCCACACGCACCGCATGGGCAGTAGCTTGGAGCGCATCCCAGCGGTCGGGGTACGCCCCGAGCAGGTCCGCCGGGCCTACGAGATTGGCTGTATGTGCGACCTCAACCCCAGCTACGTCAGCGCCCCGAACTGGACGAACGGCTTTGCCATCGTCTCGCACGGGGACGAGCCGGGGCTGTACGGGGTTGAGTTGGTTAACGTGGTCAAAGATCGCGCCGTGGTTGCGGCGCTTGGCAAAACCATCATTGCCCAGCCGGTGTGATATGCCCACCAAACGCACGGTCAGCTTCCCGGCGCTCCCCAAGACCCTCATGGCCCCAGCGGGGGAGGTCGCGGTGGTCCTGTCCCCCAAGATCAAGCATCCCGATGGGGATGAGTGCTGGGGGATCTGGGATGAGTCCACCCGCACCATCACGTTGGACAAGACGGCCATGAAACGGCACCAGTGGCGCGTCCTGTTCCACGAGCTGACCCATGTGGCGCTGGACGACGCGGGATTGTCCAACGGCATGAACTATGAACTGGTCGAGGCGGTCTGTGACGCCATTGCCAGTGCGCGGATGCGGGAGCGGTTCGGCTGATGGCCAGCGCCAAACCCAAGCTCAAGGGCGGCACCAGCGAGGCGGTGGTCCACCTCCAGCGTCAGCACCCGGGGCAGATGCACATTGTGGACCACCCGGCGCGGTTCAAGGTCGTCATGTGCGGACGCCGGTTTGGGAAAACCCAACTGGGGGTGCGCCGCGCCTGTGATGTGGCGCTGGCTGGCCATCCGGTGGGATGGTTTGCGCCAACGTACAAGTACGTCTTGGAGGTCTGGCGCGAACTCCTCCAGCGCCTCAAGCCCGTGATTAGCCGGTCCAACGACCAAGAACGGCGCATTGAACTGGTCACGGGCGGCATCATCGAAATGTGGACGATGGACACGCCCGACCCGGGCCTTGGCCGCAAATACAAGCTCGCGGTGATTGACGAGGCGGGGATCGTGCCCGAGTTGCTGGACCTTTGGCAACGCGCCATCCGCCCGACGCTGGTGGATTTGTCGGGGCACGGCCTGTTTCTCGGGACGCCGCGAGGGCGGCGGCACGGGTTTGTCGTGCTGTTTAACCGAGGGAACGACCCGAATGAGCCAGACTGGGCGAGTTTTCGTGCCAAGACGCTGGATAACCCGTACATCCCGGTGGAGGAGGTGGACGCAGCGCGTCGTGAACTGCCACCGGAAGTGTTCGCGCAAGAGTTTGAGGGAGTCCCGACCGACGATGGCGCCAATCCCTTCGGCCTCGACGCCATCCACAAGTCCGTTCGACCCCTTAGTACAAACCCTGTCGTCGTCTATGGCGTGGACTTGGCGCGTTCACTGGACTTTACCGTCGTCGTCGGCCTCGACGCCTACCGCAACATTGCGTTCCTTGACCGCTGGCAGGCGCCGTGGGCCGCGACCAAGGCCAAAGTAAGGGACATTGTCGGACAAACGCCCATCGTGGCGGACGCGACCGGTGTAGGCGACGCGATTGTGGCGGACCTCCAGACAATGGGGGTCGATGTGACCCCACATGTGTTCACCCAACCGTCCAAGTTGCGCCTGATGCAGCGCCTTGTGGCCGCATTTCAAGGCAACGAACTGGGGATTCCAGAGGGATGGCTGGTCGGAGAGCTGGAAGCCTTTGAGTTCATGTACACCGCGACGGGGGTGCGCTATGAAGCGCCGTCTGGCTTCCACGATGACGGCGTGATGGCGCTCGGTTTGGCGCTGTACGGGTGGGATCGGGTGCAAGGTGTGGTTCCCGATGCGCCACTGGGCTTGCGTCTGGTGCGCGATGACCCTAATCTGGATGTGGATAACTCCGGCGAGCTTGTGGATAACCGCCGGAAGGCGTTGTCAGGCGACTTTGTATCGCAACTTCCCGGAGGCTGGTGATGGAACAGGCGCAACGTGGGATGGAGGCCGTGATTGCCAAGAGCGAGCGCGGCCCGAAGCGCCGCATGGCGACCAAGCGCAAGGGCGAACCCGGGAAAGGCCCCGGCATCGCCATCATGATTGCGATGGGGAAGCCCAAGCCCGGGGCCGGTGGCCCGATGGCCGACAAGGCCGCGTCGATGCGCGAAGAACTGGACGCCTCAAAGGGTGAGGGTATGTCCAAGGCCGAGAAGATCGCCGCGCTGGAAGAAAAGATTGGCTATCTCAAGGCGGAACTCGCGCTGCTCAAGGACGAGTCCGACGAGATGGACGACGAAGACATGAACGAGTCGGAAGACGACTCGGAAGACTCGGAAGACGAAGACGAGTACGAGTAATGCCAAAGTCTCCAGCGTGGCAGCGTAAAGAAGGCCAATCGGCGGAGGGTGGCCTGAACGAAAAAGGCCGCGCTTCGCTTCGCGCTGCGGGGAAGGACATCAAGCCGCCGGTGAAGAAGGCCGAAGCGGCGCGGTCTGAGACGAGTGCCAAGCGCCGCGTTGCGTTTTGCAAGCGGATGAAGGGCATGAAGCAGAAGTTGACGAGCGCCAAGACGGCCAACGACCCGGATTCGCGCATTAACAAAAGCCTAAGAGCATGGGAGTGTAACTGATGCCGGGTGGAACCCTAAAGTCCGCCGTTGTGACGGTGGCCGCGCAGAACGACGCCGCAACCGTGCTGGGATTGCCGTCCAGCGGGAACGTCGCCGTACAGATCACCGGGACGTTGAGCGCCACCATCACGTTTGAGGTGACGGTGGACGGCACGAACTGGGTCGCGTTCAACATGGCGCCGTCCAACAATGGCACCGCCGCGTCCACCGCGACGGCGGTGGGGGCATGGAGTGCTTCGACGGGCGGATACGCTGGCGTTCGGGCGCGATGCAGCGCCTACACCAGCGGCTCGCCGGTCGTCACGGTTCGCTACGCGGCGCTGTGACCGACGCTCCGCTTGTCGCGGTGATTGTGGGAGGATCGCTGCTGGCAGCGGTCCATCGCCTCGCGTCGGCGTGGGAGCAGGTCGCAGACACACGGACACAGCACGCAACACTGCGGCAGGACACGGCGGTCGTCCCCCCTGCGGCGGAGATTCCTGACGATCTGGTGGCGGTGGCGATGCAGGAGAACGAAGCGTGGGCGCAGGAAGAGCTGGTCCGCGTAATCCGCGAGAAGTTTGAGCAATACAAAGACTGGAACAAGGTCAGAGCCGCGATGGGCTTGGGACGGAGAGACTAAGTCATGACGATGCCACCGCTGGACAACGCGCCGTTCGCGGACGCCGTGCTAGAGGACGAACTCGCTCGGGCCTTGGAGGGACTGTCCAACAACCCGCTTTCGCCAAACGAACAAGTCGCTCCCAATCCTCCGGAAGATACGGGCGAACCGCTGTCGGAACGCGAAGCGGCGTTGGTCCGCGCCCTCTACGGCTATGACATCCCACTGGCGGACCCGACGCTCAAGGACGATATGCCTGCATGGGCGTCGTGGTGTCGGAGCCTATGGGATTCACGGCGCGAAGCAGTGCAGATGCACCTGCATCTCGTCGAACGCAACCGCTTGTTCCGCGCCGGACAGCAGTGGATCAGCGCCCAAGGGCTGGGACCGTGGCGCGAACCGTCGCGTCCTCGGGATGCGGCGCGTGTGGTGTACAACATGATGGACAAGGCGCTGGATCAGCGCCTCCAGATCATGATGGACCAGAAGCCGGGGTTTGCCGTCACCCCGACGACACAAGACCCCGAAGATAAGCGCAAGGCGCAGGCCCAGCAGTTGGCGCTGGAGTACCAGCACGAACAGCAAAACATGATCCGCGTGGCGCGAGAGGCGGGATTCTGGGCGCAGACGGACGGCATCAGCTTTTGGCATATGCATTGGGATCCCGACCGTGGCCCGTGGGATGAGCGGTTGGGCGAACGGCCCGGACAGCGCAAGCCGCTGGGTGACATCGGCTGTCAGACGCTGCGCGTGGAGCAGGTGCGCGTGTCGCCCAATGCGACCGCGACGCAGGCCCCGCATTGGGTCGTGATCCGCGAGGTGATCGCCAAGCAGGAGGCGGCGTTCCGCTATGGGCTGACCGGCCTTGATGCTAGTGCCTCCAGCTTGCAGACCGGCAACACGCCAACCTACAGCGGCTCCGAAGGCATGGGCGCGTGGGTGTTGACGCAGACGACGATTGGCGAGGGGCAGCGACTCCGAGACGAGGAAGTGACGGAACGCTTCACGGTCTATCTGGCGCCCCATCCCGATGTCCTTCCCGAAGGACTTCAGATGGTGGTGGTCGGAGACGAAGTCGTGTTTGGCCCAGCCCCGCTGCTCTGGGGGGTGATCCCGGTGG